ATAAAAACATTCCTTTGTCACTCATATACTTCAAGGTTTCTTTCAGTGTACCACGATGGTCTAGACCAATGGCAACCTGTGGATACTCTGCATCTTCACCAAATTCTGCTTTGAATTCTTTATGGGTAAAATGAACACCCAATAAAAATTGCTTTACATCTTGATCACATGCCTCAAGAACCATCACTGCTCGTTCAGATTCTTGTCCTCCGTTACCATACACTAGTGCTTGAATCATTTCTTTTCGTGATCGTATTCAATTACAATTTTTCTATGTTGTGTGGTACGGTCACAGCACTCAACGTAGTGTGCTTCACCGTCTAAAAGATCTTCAATTTTTTCTACTAAATTCTTGGCAATATTGAATTTAGTCTCTTTGTCGCCAATCATCAGGTTTATCGCGTTGGAACCAGTCTACAATTTCATCCGCTCCAGAGAACCCCGTTTTGTGGTTGGATGGATCGGGGTCCCCAAGACCCATCCTATTCATAAAATCATCCATACTACCCTCCCGCATTTCAGGATTGGCGGCAGCTCTCCGTGCTTTCTTTAACCACTCGCGAGCGGTGGTATTTGCTTTCCCGAGTTTTTCTGCCCAGATCATATCAGATAAATCAACTTCTTCACCTAGAGAGATCTTTTGACAGATTTCCTCTAGACGCTTGCGATAAGCAGTAGAAAGCATTTTAATTCTTCTTGAGTTTGTCTTTTAAATCCATGACCTTATTGACTTCCTCGACAGCACTGGACATCCTAGCACCTAGGATATTCATGATATCTTCATAGATGACTTCATTGTCAACATAGTCATCGAAGTATGTGTCGATTGCTTCTTTAAGGTAACGATACCTGTGCCACTCAGGTGAGTATGGTTTGTACATAATAAAAGGTATATAGAGTATTTATTGTTCCTCTATGATGGTTGAGAAGTTCTGTTTCTTTTCAACTCGTAACAATCTCTCAAATTTATCCTGTAAAACATCTGGTTTGTGAGAGATCACAAACACATTTGTATCCTCAGAAAAAGTTCTCAAGATTTTCATAAAGTCATCTGTACCCGAAGAATCTAAACTGCTATCAAAAATTTCGTCCAGCATAAGAAGATTTGTATTGGCACTATTTTTCATCTTAGCAATAGTTCTCCAAGTAAACAGAAGAGCAAGATCAATTCGCATTTTCTCACCTTCAGAGAAGGAAGCGTATGAGAACTCATCTCGGAATCTAGACTTGATGGTCTCTTCAAAATTCTCATTGAGTTCAAAAGAGACATAAAAGTCTAGCTCCTTAAGATACCTGTTGATCAACTGGTTCATGACAGGCAAATATTTTTTAATAATATTTGACTTGATGCCAGTGTCTTTCAACATGTTTACCACAACGTCGTGATTGTCACGATCATGCTTAGAAGTTGACATGTATTTTTCAATACTTACACCTTCCTTGGCAAGTTCTTTTAGTTTTTCTTGCTCACGTTTTAGGTTTGCCCCGCCACCCTCTTGCTTTGCAATCTGATCATTCAACTTTTTGATAGACTGTTCCTTCCAAGAAATTTCTTTGTTGTTAGAAACCATCTGTGCATTAAGTTCTTGCAGTTGTGCAAGCAAGTCTTTCTTCGATTGAAGGTCTTCTTTAATCTTCTGCAGTTTGTCATTCAACTCACTGCTAGCATTCTCAAGTTCAGAGATGGAAGATGTAATAGAAGTCTTCTTAGTAGTTCTAAGTTCTTCGTCAATACTTTGCTTGCAAGTAGGGCATGTATCATTCTTATCAAAGAATTTGTAATCGCTCCTAAGTTTTTTAAATTTATCAGCGAACTTAGATTCGTAGATTCTGAGTTTATTATGCTCGTCGTCTACGCTATCATATTTTTTTAGATCAGTCTGTAACTTAGTACACGTAACAAGATTACCTTCATTCTCTTTTTGGGTGAGAACAATCTCATCCTGAAGTTTACGGATCTCAGTGTGACGTTGTACGTTGTTTTCTTTAGACTGAGTTTTGAGGTCTTGAATAAACCTCTGTTGCATCTGAACTTTCTCCTTAGTAATCTCCATCTTATATTCAAGATCACGAATCTGCTCCTTTAGAGTTTTGACTCGATCTTTGAGGATGAGATTCATCGTAGAGAAAATTTTGATGTCAAGCAAGTCTTCAATGACTTCTCTGCGATGCGGAGGACTAAGTTGCATAAAAGGAACAAACGTGGATGATCCTAAGATAACCACCTGAGTGAATGACTTATAGTTCAGTTTCAGAATATTTTGTTCCAATGACTTCTGCTGTTCAGCAGCAGACGCTTCTTGGTTGAGCATGTTGCCATTGAGATGAATCTCAAAGACATTAGGTTTGATACCACGACGAATTAGATATTCACGGGAACCAATATTGAATTCAATCTCAACCAGGGTTTCCTTTTCGTTTACCGCATTGACTAGTTGTCCTTTGGTAATCTTACGAAAGGGTTTGTTGAACAAAGCAAAACAGATAGCATCTAATACAGTAGATTTACCCGCTCCATTCGTACCAACGATCAGTGTAGAGTGGTTACAATCAAGGCACATCTCGGAAAAAGCATTTCCAGTAGAGAGGAAATTTTTCCAGCGGACATTCTTGAAATGAATCATAACAAAAGGACAAAAATTTAATCTTCTCTGGGAGGTATTACTATATCATCTGGGGTGACAATATAATATGGGTGACCGTGCTGCTCACAAGCTTGCATAGCATTACGATCTTCCACTTCTACTACTGACATTTCTGGAAAATCATCTGCTTCCAGAAGTCCAGCATAGCGTACTGCATCGTCTTTGTCAAGGAAAAGATAAATGACTTTTTCTCCTACATCATCAGTGACAGCATAAGCTCCCTCTTCTTCCTTTCCCCTGATGGATAAGACGAACATCATACTAGCTCCAATGCTTCTACGTAAAGTGATTTGAGAATAGTTTTAACGCCAGGTTTATCTTCATGCCCAAGATCATCAACGTATCTCTCTAAGAGTGTTAGTGTGTCTTCACTGTCAATATCAATCTCTTCTTCTAAATCAGACTCAAAAGAAGGATCTTCAATAACCTTGACTTCATGCACACCAGCGGCATAAAGTTGACTGAGGAAGAAGTCAAACTTGTGAGAGTCTGTTTTCTTCTCAACTACAATCTTTACAATTGTATTGTTGTATTGTGCGTAATCAAATGTAGAACTATTTAACTTAGTTTCATCGTAGTAAATTTTCTCATAGATCTCAAATGGATTCTTGATAAATTTGAGATCACCAGTTTCAGTATCAAAGATATGGAACCCACGAGTGTCTCTATAGTCGTTCCAATAAATCTGATAAGGATTACCTAGGTAGTGGATGTTTCCTCTGGAAGATCTGTGATGGTAATGACCTGATAAAACCTTAGAGAACTTCTTATAGCGTTTGCTCTCAGCACCGTGCTCCATGAGGTATCCACGATGAGCTTCAAATCCGTTGAGCTCAAGGTGCCCCATCGCGTAGTCGCAATCTGTACCTTCAATAAGTTTATAAGTGGTCTCAGAATTTTCATTGTTGATCCAAGGAATAAAAAGAATGGGTAACCCACCGATAGTTACTTCTGTAGCTTCGGAATATGTATGGACATTCTTATATTCTCCGAGCAGATTGTCAAGAGTATTAATACTGTTTGTGTCCTTAAAGTATGCAGTGTGATTACCAACAACAGCATGAATCTCTACGTTCATGTCACGCAGACGATCGTAATAATTTTCTCTTGCCCACTTTGCTGCCCACAGATCAATCTGCCTACGATTGTCAAACGTATCTCCAAGATCAAATACAGTAGTAATCTTCTCCTTCTTTAGAGTTGGAAAGAAAACTTTATTGTAGAACTTGAGAAAGAACTCATGGAAAACACGGGAGGACTTTCTCGCACCAAAGTGTTGGTCAGTAATAATTGCAACTTTCATTATCTATAGTAAGGAGGTTGTAGTCTAGGAAGATCTCTGCAGAAGAATGAGATCGTAAGTCGGTCTTGATTTTTACCAAAGGTTTGGACACCGTGCCAGGTATTACAATTGAACAGTGCCATTCTATTATACACGTTTTTGATGACCATTGTCTCCTCGTACTGAGAATTCACTTCATACATCCAACGCTCATACTCATCATCAGGTACGTGTTGACCTGTATAATGTCTCTTCTTTACGTCTAATGATTTGTAGATTTGACTGGACCATCCCATCTTTTCTTTGTAGATGCATGTGCCAGTGTCTTTTTCTGGATATCTGTTGAGATAAATGATGCCACCAAATCTAGTAACACTCTTATCTACATGAATCCACCCGCGATTTTTTGGATCGTATTGATGTTTTGAGTATGGAGATATGAGTTGGAATTGCATCTCAAAGTCCCATGTCTCAGGTAACTCTGGATGAAATAGTGAAATGATTTTTACACAGATATAATCATAAAGAGTTCTATCAAGATCGATAATCATCTTCGATCTTTTACCTGGCCAGCGTCCATCCTCACTAGGGAAGAACTCCTGTTGCATAGCATACTCTACAACCTTATCTGGTTCAGAAAAGAAGTCATCAACAACAGTAATAGGATACATTACAACTTACCACCAACTACTCCAGAGTTGATAACACGAGTATACTCGTCAAGATTTCCTTCTTGTAATGCTTTCAGATGCCAACGGGTTACAGTAAAAACTCCATCATAAGTAGCACCTGTAATAAAATGCTGACCCAGTGGTTCCTTCAGAATGCTGGTGTACAGACCGAATCGCGTTTCTTTAATATAGAAACTATCATCAATCCATTCTACATCTTCGGGGATGTTCTTTTCAATAGTGCCACCAAAAGAACTGGAGAGTTGTGCTTTTGGTTTAGTTTCTGTATCAACCATTAATCCTAATCTCTACGTTTTCTTTGATAGTATTGTAATCTGAGGACGAATCATTGTCGTCAGAATGGAATACTTGTTCGTATCCAGACTTGAGAAGAATCTTGTTCTTAATCTCTAGTTGTCTCTTCTCTTTCTGGATCCTTCTCAAGAATGCGTAGTAGATAATCTGTGTAAAGTATGCAAAAGGATTACTGGATTTATCTGGGTTGAAGTTTTCAATGTACTGAACACAGTTTTCAATACCATCACAAATCATATCTTCCCTAAACATGTAGTTTACAAAGTTAGGTTTGTATGAGAGATGAGTTGCGATTTTGAGAAAGCACTCACCAATGTAGTTGCTGATGGGAGGACGCTTTTCACCCTTCTCTTTGGCAACTTTACATTGGTGTTTGAATTCAACTAGAGCAATTAGAAACTCTTTGTTGTTAACGTAATGCTCTGATTGTGTCTTTCTCTTTGCCATTCATACGTCTTTGATCGTTGACATAAGTGTATCAAATAACTGGTCAATAGTCAAGGGGCTTGACAGACCTCTGTAATCTCTGTATGATAACCCTGTGGAGGGTTCAAAGACTAATTAGCTTTAAATAGCTTCTCTAAGAGATCTCTACATTCATCTACAGAACCTATCCTACCGAGGTCCGTTGAACCTGCAGTATTCAGTTGGTCTAGGTTTCTATGTAGTTTACGGAGTGACAGAGAGTAGAAGATTGCTACCTCGGGACCACACTCAACTACAGTAATAATCTTTTCTTTTGGAATAACGAATGTGTTCTCGTTAGAGAACTTCATCCATGGTCCTATCTTTGCACCTTGCTTTTTTCCAAGAGTCACTTCTTCAACTTCAATAGGATTCTCTACAATAATGTAGTCACCATCCTCATCAAAAACGTGCGTGACTTTTGCTAAAAGTTCTTCTCCAGTGATTAATTTGATAGCACCCAGAAAATCATTTTCTTCGGGCATTTTATTTGTTCCTAATGCGGACATCAATAAATTCATAATTAAAGTTTTCTTCATTATATACTTTTACTCTTTCTACTAAATGATTTAGTGTATAGTTCCTTTTGCTACCGTTGGATATGTCATCTGCAATATCATAGAGAACTGCTTTCTTTTTGTTATCACCCCTTCTGAGAACGCGCCCGATCGACTGCAAGTTCCTTACTCTTGATTTTGATGGTGATGCGAAAACAACGTTGTGCAGATTTCTAATGTTAATGCCTGTACTGAAAGTTCCGTATGATGCAACGATGATTGCGTTGGATGTGGTCTCTGCGATTTGCCTGATGCGTTCGCGGTCTTCGACCTCAACTCCACCGTGTACTAGAAAGACTGGACGATCGTCACCTGTCTTACTATTTATGATATCGAACAATGGCATACCATGACGCTCGACATAATTAAACAACACCAGAGTATTACCCTCTAGATCGCATACCAAGTTTCTGATAAACTTGTTACGTGGTTCACATTCAACTATGTAATCAATCTCATCTTGATAGGAGTCAAAAGAAATTTTGTCATGCTTAAGAATCAAAACTTTAATTTCAAACTCAGACAGGTGACCATCTCTAATTAACTTCTCTGTCTTTGTTACTTTATCAACCATACCAAACACACCTTCAAGAACCAAGCGGTTTGTTTCGGTGCCGTCCAACGTACCAGTAAATCCAACTCTATACTTACAGTCATAGAGTTTATTCATGATGTTGGTAAGTGACTTTGCTTTGAAGAGATGTGCCTCGTCACCTATGACTGCACCAAAGTCATTGAAATAATTCTTTGGCAGTTTGTAGATAGATTGCCAGGTGGTAATCACTACATCTTTTTTTGACATCGGTGAGTTTCCACCGTATACTTTGTGGCAGTGGTGCTTAGCATTCCAACCATAGTCCTCAAAGTCTTTATGCATTTGTTCGACCAATGATGTAGTGGGAACTACAATCAAAGTCTTTAGATCTTTCGCCTCAAAAAATCTAGTCAGGGCATAGATCATCAATGACTTGCCTGAACCTGTTGGCGATAGTAATAATTTCCGCTTGTTTCTTAGCGCTTCGTATATTCCTTTGTACTGATAGTCTCTCGGTTTGAAGGGTAAGTTCAGTGACTTTATGAAGTCTCCGATCCCTTCTGGTGTAACGAACTCATCCACTTCTGATGGAAGTCCGTAAAATTCGTTGTCCCGATATACGTATTCGTACCCTCTTTCTTCGCAGAACGAAGTAACATAAGGGAGAAGACCAACATAAATCTCGCCCGTACCTGGGGAGAATAACTTAATTTTGCCATCCCAGAACCTTTTCTTGTAAGCAGACATGAACTTTGCTTGAGGCACCTCAAACGTAAACTCATCTGCTAACTCGTAGCAAACGTGTGGTTCTGCAGCAATCCTCAAGTATACTTCGTTCTTCTTTTCAATAATGACACTAGATTTCATAACCTTTCAAAAACTTGGCAAACTCAATCGCATTTTTGATATGAAAAGAACGATTGTTAATTGCCGTGAGGATGGTCTTTAATGCATCGACCATCTGGTTCAAATACTTAAACTTGAGGACTGCCTTTTGATATTCTCCATCTGATTCCAGATATATGGGTACATCTGTTTTGAGGAGTTTGATATGGAATGGTTTCTCCGACTTCCCTGTATAGTATTCCCACCTGTCACGGTAGACTGTTTTTACAGTTAACTCCTGCTGATCCCGAAGAGAACAGAAAGAATTGTAAATACGTAAATATTTAGCGTGTAATTTTGGGATCGCTAATGAGTCATGATCTAGTTTTTCATCGTTTAGTTGTGAGTCTTTCTCCCACATGTCATTCAAAGTTTCAAGATTCATACTTTAGCGCCGTCTTCATCAGTGATATCATATAAAGTATACTTGAAATTGACCTCTGCTGTAAAGTAATTGATGTCAGTTGCAGATGCATCAAACTCAAGTGTGGTTAATGCTGTTGGAAAAATTTGTTGAAAATTTACTATAGAGATTGGATTGTAGTTGCTGTTCAAGATAAGTAATCTTGCATCACTAAACTGCTTACTAAACTGAGTGTCTCTACCTGCTTCATCAACAGTCTTCATATACTTATCAAACTGTTGAAACTCTTTTGGTGTAGATAATCCTTTCAACCACCTGTAAATTTCGTAGTAGTTGTCAAGATTTTCATTAACTAAGAATGTTAACCTTAAGTCTGAGAACGTCATCTTATCACCAGGAACCTCATACTCCTTGACTGGAGTTACGATTTGACGAGATCCAATTTCTACTTCTGGAATTGCTGCGCGTTGACAAAAGAAATCAACGTTAGGGCATCTACCAATAACAAATTTAAATCCAACAGGGGATAAAAAATTTACGTTGGATGGACTAAAGGTTGCCATTCTTCTAGGTGTTACTTCACCCAATTATTTAGAAGCATAAAAAAAGAGGGGTCCGAAGACCCCTCCCACTTCCTTCACACGGATGTGATAATTATATCACATGAGGTTCTTAACGCGGACTCTTCTGTAGTATGCGTTAGCATTCAGGTTGGAAGAGTGCTGTGGATCAGAGTT